TAGTAGTATGCTCCGCAGGAACAAAAGTCCCACAAAAATCTAGTAATAAGTTATATGAATAAGTAAAGAATATAATAGTATTATTATATTGTTATTTATTAGTAATAATATATATATTAGTAATAAATATATAAATATATAAATATTTAAATATTAATATATTAATAGACTTAATGGTATTAATGATATTGTTTATTTTCTGCTAATGATTATGATAACTAAATAATAAAGTGTTATAATTATCTTATGTATTCAACTATACCTAAATTTTGTATTGTCTAATATTGATTATATATTTTTTCTTATCACTTAACTATTGGTACTAATGCTTTGCATACCTACTTAATACTTGACTATCTAATATGAATATAACTGTTTTCTTGTATATATACCTAGAATATATTTCTTAATAATCTACCAACTTGACTTACTACTAACTTATCACTAACTCTATAATCTTAGCTCTAATAAATATTTAATAATTTAATTATACAGTTTAACTTCTTATTTTCTATGAGCAGGGCACAGCATACTTAATAATAATATAGATAAAATTGTTATTCCTACTAATACCAATAACACCCACCAATTACCACGAAACAGACCACCAAGCCATTCCCCTATCTTTTCCATTCGGCACAATATACCACACTCAGGTGCACCGTCTGAAAAGATTTCACTTAATTTTGTGTTTTCGCCAGAAACTCTTTCTAAATGAGGTGCAGATGCTTTCTTTGCATTCTTTGAACAGCTGTGGTCATGGCAACACTTGAATGAAGAACCGCTATGACCTCCCCTACCTTGTACAATTATTGTGTTTTGACCTCTACTTAAACTTGCAACCTTTCCTCCATAACACATAGCTTTATCACATGCTTTAATAGTTGTTAAAAAAGAAGTGCACTCTGTTAATGAAACTAAGCAGGTCAATCTAAATCCTACTCCTGAGCCCCATGAACCTTCTATAGATGAAACAGATAAATCAACAACACATGGGTTCTCAGCTAAGTCTTCAAAGGGCAACTCTTTATTTACTACAATGTTCACGTGATCTTTATATATTCCATCTGGGTCTGACCACATTAAGTTATTAGCTATCAGCTTAGGATCTGACATATTGAGACTAATAAATGAATCTATTGTTTGATGCATTTTTTTGTAACCTGATAAAAGATTCCCTTGGTAATAGCAAAGTGGTTCAGTTGCAAATTGACAACGTTTATGCATAGTTCCAGAAAAATCAGGGCACTTAAGATCAGCATTCATTATCATTATGTCACCCGGGTCACCTAATTGGCAGTTCGATGCACACCATTGACGCACTAGAACTGCACCACCTGCAATTGGTCCAAAGAAAACAAGTGTGTCACCAATTTGTATGTTTGATACTGTTCCAATCATACATACCTTAGCATGGTTACTACTTAAACAATCACTTGTATCGATTTCTTTTGTTTGTTGTTCTGTGCCTACCTGATAAGAAACTGTTCTCATATATTTTAAGTTCACAATTTTATATACACTAGCCTTAGGTGTTAATTTATCAAGGAAAATTCCACATGCAGTACAACCTGTCCCAACTCCAGGACAGTCAGCAGGATTACAGCCCCAACTAGTTTCGTACTGATAATCTATTTCACTTTGACAACTGGCAAATTGCCAAGGATAGGTATACTTTTTACACTCTCCATAACAGTGAAAGACTGATTTTATATTTACTTCTCCATCCATCCAATGGCCAAGATGTTGAACACTAGCCACAATTTGTTGTGAGCTTATGTGTACAGTAAATGGTACTTTTTTATTCTCATCAGATGGGTCAACTAGCACTCGCTTATGTACATATGATGACCCAGAAGCAAGAGAGAAATCAATTTCATAATCAAGGCTGAGAGGGATATAACCCACTCCATGAGCTGTATCCTGCCATTCAGGTTTTACCTCAATCTGTTGAGCACTTGCAGCCCAACAAAGAATTTCAATTGTTAACATGATCAACCATACTATCAATATATAACAACGATTTTTATATCTGAATGTTCCCAATCTTCTATAACACATTGTTGTCTGGTTAGGAACTTTCAATGCATCTTTAACTTTTGATACATATCTATCAATTAAGGGGCATTGTTTATAATGTTCTGTTAACACATGGCTACTTGGATGAAGGTCTTTCATGCAGTATGGACAATTACCTGAGGGGCAAAATTCATTATGGGCTTTTAATTCCTCTGAACATGAACACTCTTTTGTACAGACGCCACATGTAGTATTACCTACTGTGTTATGGAATTCACTCTTTATTTTCTCTAAGATAAATTTAATCCTAGATTCACCTGTATGCTTGTTCATCAGTATCATTATGCCCCGAATTATTTGCAGTGTCAACCATGTTAAGGAAGGTATCAATATCCAACCAAAACAAAATGTGATAATTAAGCACAAGCTTGCCCAACCATGAAATCCTTGAACACACACTTCAACAGCTAGAGAATGTGCAATAGATGGCAACAGCGAAAAAAAGCTTGTGATTGAATAAATACATTGTCCTATTACAAGTGTTTTTGTCTTAATTACTTTTCTTTGCCCATTGCAATAAATAACTATATCAGAATCAATTCTTTGACAGATAAAAGTAATATGATCTTCTAATTCTTTATACTTGTGCAATTTACCAATCAAACAAGTAGGTGATGATATATTGAAGATTCCTGTGGATGAAAATGCCTCACATAATGCCCCCGGGCCTGACAATGTACAAAATACTTTACAGGGCTCTAGCCGTTCAATGTGCCCCGGGACATGTACAAGCCCTTTCCATATTAAAGGAAGTACCTTATTATCACAAACAGAATGATTCACCTTTGGTAAATAGCCTTTAGTAAGAACATTATGCACTTTAGCAGATACTTTCTTTGGAAGAATGAATAAGGAAGTGTACAAAATTTGACCAGAAAGTGCAATACCCTTTATTGAATCTGTCCCAGTCGAGGGCACTTTTGCATCTAATTCCCCTGCAACACGAAATGTGCCTTCACCATGTCCAGGTCTATCATGGTCTTCACCATAAGGGTTGAGTATCATGGCTGAAGCTATATCAAGTGATAATTGATCACCCATATGTGGTACTGTTATATAGAGAGAATAACCTGCTAGAAAACAGACATAAGAGCTATAAAAATCATTAGTAGAGCATGATGTAGCCTTTGCAGTTTGTTCTAAAAATTCAGACACTTTTGTTGTTTGTGCAGTCTCTACTATAAGAAAACATGTGACTGATATCTGCATTATATCTAAAGACTGTAGTTGTGCAACAGAGCCATAAAATGGTTGAAAGCACTCTCCTGCAACAATTAAGCCATTCGGACAAAATGTCCTTTCAAAGTAGAGATTAATTTTTATTTCACCCCATGTTAATAAGCATGACCTTACACTAATACATACCTGCTGCGGAACAAGGATATGAAGTACAGGTAAGCATGCTGTTTGATTACATGAAAGCTCAATACATGTTAAGGCTTTCCTTCCATAAAGTAATTTATTGGGTATTCCTGGTGGGAGTATACAGAGCCCTACAAGCTTATCTTCAGATTCAGAAATTTCATATGTTGTTGCAGCCGCATTTGTGCCTGTTGTAGTGGATGTTTTCTTTTGCCATCCTATTATAGTTACGTCAAATATTGTTTTGCGTGTCTGATACAATTCAAATGGGCAGCTGCTTTCTATTGTCATAGACTTAGCTGACAGTACAGTCGTAACAGGGAGATCAAGCTGACTATATGAAAAACCTGTATCTTGTCTCGGGCTATGTGGGCATTGAAAATGAATGTCATTGGTTGTTTTTGCTTTGACAATCCCCAGTAGTAGGCTCAAGATGATGTGCTTCATTTTTGCGGAGTCTACTACTA